ATGAAAATCCGTATTCCAGCCCTTAAGGTTCACCAGTGGCTCCCTGAATGGGACAAAGTCTCTTGGGATAGTCATCAGCATCGATCAGCTCCACCCAAAAACTTTATGGTTTTGTCGATGAAGGCTGGTGACTTACGACGCCTCTCCGCAATTTATCGTCGACAGGCGGAAGGGACTCCCCGGACAGAGGATCTTGGAATTCAGCGCCGCCATGATAAAAAGCGATCTGAAAATATCAAGCAGTTTGTCAAGTACGGATACCCCTATTGTGATCTTACTAAGCACAACCAAGAGTCAGGAGATCACGAAACTCTGAGAAAGCCCGGCTGGCTTCCCACAGGCATCGTGATCAATATCCTCAAAGCTGGCGATACTCGAATGGAAAAGACGGTCGCTGAGGATGACTTGATAGATATTGTTGATATGAGCGATAAGCTCGCTGAACTGTCGTATTCGGAAAGTATGACAGCCGATGACTGGACACCTAGCGGCATCGCACCAGTGGAAGTCATTGATGGTCAGCATCGACTTTGGGCGTTCGATGATTCGGATTTCGCACCAGACTTCGAAATGCCGGTTATCGCGTTTCATGGTCTTGATATCAGTTGGCAGGCGTACTTGTTCTGGTCGATCAATATCAAACCAGTAAAAATCAATACGAGCTTAGCTTTTGATATGTATCCGCTTCTGCGAGCAGAGGACTGGCTGGAGAAGGAAGGGCATAAAGTCTATAAAGAGGCTAGAGCGCAAGAGCTTGTTGAAACACTGTGGATACATCCTGATAGCCCATGGAAAAACCGCATTGATATGCTCGCGACACCCAACAATCCATATGTTCGGCAGGCTGCATGGATTCGAACGATTATTAGCTCGTTCATCAAGCCTGTTGACGCCAGAAAAAGCTCGGGGGGATTGTTTGGCGAAATTAAGAATGCAAGCAGCGAGGTGTTGCCTTGGAACAGGGCGCAGCAAGCGGCATTTTTAATATATGTGGGCAAGGAGCTATGCTCAGAAGTTCGTAAATCTGATTCAGATTGGGCCAAAGTTCTGAGAGAAGATTGCGCACCTGACATGCTCGATCCGGATTTTGAGCCAGCGATGTTTGGTAAGAAGACTTTCTTGAATACTGATCAGGGTATTCGTGCACTCTGGTTAGTCGTCAATGATATTTTCATTAGTCACTTGGGTGAGTGGAAGTTATATGAGTGGCATCCGGTCGATGAATATGGGAATTGTTCCGAGGAAGTTATTTCCAGTGAACTAAAAAATATCGCCAGCCTACCTCTCGCGTCCGTTATTCATAAACTTGCGCAAAGTCTCGCGTCGTTCGACTGGCGAACCTCGACTGCGCCCGGTCTAGAAAGAGAACAAATCAGCCTGCGTAAAGGGTTTAAGGGGAGTGGAGGGTACGTAGATCTAAAACGATTGATTTTAGAGCATATCGCAAGGGATGCGGTTGCACCGGAGATTTCTGAGGCCGCTGCTGCGGTGTTGAAGTTCTAAAAGGGGCAAAGGAATGTTGGGCGCAGCAGAACAGTTAAAGTTCAATTTGGCTTCCCCGGGTAGCATAGTCAATGCCTTAAGTCGCGCGTCGGCTAATTTTTCCTCTGATTCTTTCTTGGCTAGTGGCAACACCTATCAAGTTGGCGTCGGTGCATCGGTTAAAAACCTTATTGCAACAGCTAGCGGGCCTTTGCAGGCTCCGGAATTGGTGGAGTCGATTGCGGTTTCGTCCATCCTGCACTTGTATGACGGATGGTCGTATCTCTCACAAGCGCTTCGGGCGACATTTCGAAGTGATGACTCCATCGCTCGTCACTTGGCTTATTACGGAGAGCTAAGGGCATCGCTTTCAATCCTGGCATCATATGGTGTGGGAGTCTTTAGCACTATACATGTGGTGGTCGATGCTGCTGAAAATGTGCACAAGTTCCATAAAGGTGGTACGCACCAAATTGCCTGGTCCGCCTTGGAGGCCTGGGGCAAGACACCCACTTCAGGAGCTTTGATAGGGTCAGAAATCCAAGCGTTTGGTCGCGATATGGCTGACTGGATTATGGCGTTCCAAGGGACATCAACTCCAAGTCTGATTGGTGCTGATTGGGTTGAAAATTGGGGTATAGATCTGAGCTCGTTCTCATCAGACAGGTCAACGCGGAACGAGGTGTCTTATGGTGTCGATTTTGATCACACAAAGATTTGTCTCACGCCCAAAACTATCGAACCCTGGCTACGGGAACTCTGGTTAACTTCTGAGCCCGGAGGAGCCTCCTTCGAGCTACTAGACAGGTATTTAGTTCGCTCGACTCTTGAAGGTATTTATAATACAAAGTTCAAAGATCCCCTTCATACTCCAGAGCAGTCGGTGGACGATCTACGTGAAAAAATGCTAGATACCTGTCTAGCAATGGGGTTGGCCTCCGATGATATTGTGGACTTTTTCATTCGAGACACGTGTGAGGAAGATCTTCTGGTAATGAAGTTGGCTCGTTCACGCTCTGCAGTTCAGGATCCTCTTCAATATCAGGAAGTCATGTCTAGGACTTACCTTTTGTTAAGGTTAGCGACAGCATCCGTCAGCGCACTATTACGTAAAGCAAGCTTAAGCACGGATGATCTAGCATTTTGGTGGGTAAAAACTAGCGAGGCTTCGGGACTGTGGGACAGTGCTCTCGGACTGAAAACTGCAGAAGAAATCAAGGATCTCTGGGCTGATACCTCGCTGTCCTTGGATGAGCTAAGTGAGTGCATTGCCAATAATTCAGCCAGTGCAGATAGTTGGTTCTTTTTTAACGCTAATATATCGAAGGATCTAGAAAGTCTTTCTCGGGTGGAAAAAGTGGCTTTGTGGGGTATTTCGTGAACAGTGGCAGTGTACAGCCATTTTTGAAATGGGCCGGTGGGAAGCGTTGGCTAGTTGATAAACATATCAACTCTTTTCCGCGTGAGTTTAATGGTTATTTTGAGCCGTTTCTTGGCAGTGGAGCAGTGTACTTCTCTCTGATGCCAGAAAACGCTGTTCTGTCTGATCTTAACGAGAGTCTTGTTGATACTTACTGTGCTATTCGTGACGATTGGGAGCAAGTTTATAATGTTCTAAAACGCCATCATAGTCAGCATTCTGCGGAGTATTATTACAAGGTTAGGTCCTCAAAGCCGCGTACGCCACATACCAAAGCAGCGCAGTTTATTTATCTTAATCGCACCTGCTGGAATGGACTGTATCGAGTCAACCTGAACGGCGATTTCAATGTTCCTGTAGGTACAAAGAAAAATGTCATTCTTGACACAGATGACTTTGCGGCAGTCTCGAAAATGTTAGGTTCGACAGAGATCAACGTTTGCGATTTTGAGGAAACAATCGACAGGGCGGGGCGGGGCGATTTGATCTTCGCGGATCCTCCTTATACCGTAAAACATAACTTCAACGGATTTGTGAAGTACAACGAAAAGATATTTAGCTGGCAGGATCAAGAGCGGCTCAGTGAAGCGCTCATTAGAGCCTCAGCCCGTGGCTGTTTCATCGTTTCCACTAACGCTCATCACCCTGCGGTCGTCGATCTGTATCAAGAGTTCACACTCCAGTCGCTAGATCGCTCGAGCGTAATAGCTGGCTCCGTGGCTGGTCGTGGTCGTTATGCCGAATTGTTCATTACTAACTTTTCCTAATCCTTCACGACAGGTAGCTGTGAATCGGATGCTACCTGTCGTTGTGGGGTTGGTCTCGAAGCTAAATATAAAATTGCTGAAAAAACTCATTCATTTCGTGGGCTTTACGATCTCCCCGACACGTCGGTAGACCTTCTTGGTGATCTCCTCGGAAGAGTGGCCGAGCAGTCTACTAGCATGCTCCAGGGCTATCTCGCTCGCGGCTTTTGGCCGTATGTCACGAAACTGAAATTGCCGGATGCTCGTTGCCAGAGCATTATCGCCATCGGCTGCAGCCTTGATAGCGGCCTTTTCCCGGGCTTCATCCCAACGATTGCGCAGCATCTGCTGGCTCATGCGCAAGCCTGAAGCGTTGGTGATCAGCACCGAGGTCTTGATGCGATTCATTGCGCGTCGTTCCTTTAGTTTCTCCAGGAAGACTGCTAGGTCTGATTGTTTGCCAGCGTCCTCCAAGAGGATTCGTAAGCGTTTCTCGGTTTTGCCCTGGCCAATCCGCAGAAAGCCTTCGCTCATGTCTGTGGTCGCAGCCTTCAGCACATCCGCGGGCCGCTGACCGGTGAGGTACGCAAGATCCATGGCGTCTCTGAGTTCCTGCGCTGCCTGGGCATATACAGCATCCCAGACGATATCGCCCGCGTAGTAGTCCCTCGGTGTTTCCTTGTTGCGGCGCACACCAAAGCACGGGTTGGCCTTATCAGTCATGCCCCATTCTCTGGCGATGGTGAACACGTGGGAGAGCAGGGCAATTTCCCGATTGGCCCTCACCTTGGCGGTGCGGGCGTCGCGATACTGAGCCACGATCTGAGGCGTGATCGCATCTATGGGAGCGGTATCGAAGGCTTTGCGCAGTTGCTTGAGCTCCTTGAGGTTGTCGCTTTGAGTCCGTGGCTTTTTTCCGGGGATGATTTTCGCTTCGTACTTGTCGAAGAGCGCTCCCATCAGGTGCGCAGGTTTCGGTGGCGCAGTGCGCTCTAGCCTGGCCCATTCGATCCTTGCCTCATTGAGGTCGCTACCCAGTGGGATCTCGACGCGCTTGCCATCGGCATTGCGCCCGCAGTAGTAGTACCCGACCCAGATCTTGCCGCTCTTTCTTTTACGGGTACGCCTGAGCATCCGAGGCGGCAGGTCCCGGTTTTCTAGCGTTCTATGGCGCATGTGTCAGCCCACCTTCGACAGGTCGAGGGTCCAGGTCTCGGCGACTGCGTTTGTCGTTGAGGCTTTTACGCCCGCCAATTTGAGGCGGGCATAAATACGACCAACGATGGGGCGTCTAGCCCCGGTCAGAACGAACTCCCAGCCGTTGCGGGTCAGCCACTGGATTTGTCGGGAGGGGATCTGATAGCCCGTAATGGCTACGAGTTCCTCCTGGTTGAGTGTTTCGCTTGGCAGCGCGACAGATTCGATAGACCCTGTTCTTTTACTCATACCGGTAGCCTCGCAATGATGCACGCTGCAGTACTTGCCTTCCGGATTTAACGGGAAGAGGAGGAGTCGTGTGCAATTGAAAAGGGAAAAAATCTTTATGACGACTAGAAGCCCCAATGGTAGTGCCACTGCGCCTCAAACCGTTCGAACGTTCCAAATCAAAGCTGTAAGCGATGTGCTGGCAAAGCTTGATTGGGAGATCGAGCAACTTCAAAAGGCTCAATTTTCTCAGAGCATCGATACGGTGGAGACTTTGAGCTATCACGCCATCAATGCTGCGATCACGGCTTTTCATCTTTGCGAGTGGATATGGCATGCCGGGACGCCGCAACAAAGGGATGTATGGCTGCTGGCGGCACCTTCGGCCTCTAAGACCAAGGGGAAAACGCGATTTCAAGTTGGCTTGAAAACACAATGTCCCGAGTTTGGTGTGTGCAGAGAAATAGCAAACTCCTTCAAGCACTTCGCTGATGATCAGCACACAGACACTAGCGTGCGGACTGACGTGCCTTTGTTCGAGTCTTTTGTGCCGGCCATGGCAGGTATCACCAGAGCAGGAGAGCCTCTTGTTCAGTATTCGAAAACTTTGATGGTTCGTATTAAGGGGGATAGCACTCCTATTGCGCATGTGCTCTCTAAAACACATGGTTTTCTTGAGGATTTCTGCGAGAAAAATGGATTTTTGATTATTTAATAGCTTTGAATTTGGACGGTACTTGTACCCCTCCACAAGCTGCGCGAGCGGCCCACTCTGAGCGTTCAGCATTGCTCCAGGTGTGGCGGCCCCGCGCAGCTTCTCGTGGGGTATACGTACCTCGGTGGTGCTGCGGGCAAGAGCAGTAATGGCTGCTGCTGCGCAGCAGAGGCTCTTTGTTTTCTGCGCGTCGACGCCGGTGAAGTTGCGGAGCAACGCGGTCATGGTTCGGACGGTGGGCTGAGCGTGCGGCATGCCGCTTTCCTCCGGTTTCTGATAGCGGGTTGGTCCATCGATCTGCTGGCTCATGCCGCTTCCTCCTTTGCGGCTGGCTCCACTAGGGCGGCCATGGCCAGGGCTTGATCGCGCAGCGAGCGCGAGTCTCTTTCGAGTTTTTTCCCGGTCTTGAAGGCGCTGAATGTCTCGGCGGCAATGCGTAGCAGATCCGCGATGGCCAGCAAGGTCTGCCGGTGTGCTGGCTTGAGGGCTTGGCTGTCCTGCAGGTGAACCAGCCTTTGGTTATCGGCTCGAACAAACTTGAGGGCAGTTGTCAGCTCGCGCAGGGCTCTTGCGTTGTCCGCTTCGGCAACGGCTTTGCCTTCCTCGATCCCGGCTGCTCGGCCATTGCTCCGGCCTATCAGGTAGCCGGCCCAATAGAGCAGGGCGACGGTGAATATCAGGCCGATCAGGGCAATGATCTGTATGTGGGTCATGTGGTGTGCTCCGGTGGGTTTGGCTGGTGGTGGCAGCCGTTGGGTTATTGGTCGTGATCGTTGGTGTCGGCCTGTTGCTTGGCGTGTTCTTCATCTGCCCGGTAAGCGCGGATGTCGATCAGTGCCGCAACGTGGCGGATGTGTGCGTACTTCGGGGCCTTGCGGCTGCTGTCCAGGGTGGTGACGGGCAGTTGAATGCGGCCGCTGCTGATCTCGGCCGCGAATGACTGTTCGTTGAGGTTGCGGAAGTACTGCACGCGTATCTTTTCCAGCGGGATCAGTACGTCGCCGAAGGTGCGATACAGCAGCTCGACGGTGGCGGTTTCCGGTGCTGGCATCAGGCGCAGCGGGGTCTGATTGGCGTTACTCATTGGCTGGCTGGCTCTCCATGCGCTGGCGGCGTTTCGGGTGGTTCCAGGTGATCAGGCAGTGGGCTTTGGTCAGCTCGCGCAGATGCTCGGGTACCTCAAGGAGCGCAGCGTTGCGCTCCTCTTTGGTCCGTAAGGCGATGATCTGGCGGGCGTACTCCCTAGGCCACGTCACGGCGATCTGCCGGGATCGCGGGCAGGGCGAGGCCCAGTTGCTCGGCAAGCCAGGGAATGCCGGCCTGTCGAACCCGCGTTGACTGGCTGTACTGCAGGCCCAGCTCCGGGTGGAACCATTTGCCTTCCTTGGTTCCCAGGTACTCACGGTCGCGTGTTGGATAGGCCGGCAGTCGCTCGGCGTTGAGCAAGCCTTTCTCTTGCATCAGGCCGATCAGCTGCGGTCGTGTGATGCCGAAGTACCGGGCCGTTTCCTTGAGGTTGCGATCCATGGTGGCCTCCTAAGCAGCGTGCGCAGCGGGAGTCGCCAGCGCTGCCAAATGAAGGATGGATTCGCAGACGTCCCGGTACATCTGCACGTCGCTGCCCGAGACGGTGAAGCACTTGGTCCGTGGGCTTTTGACGCCGATGCTCAGAATGACGGTGACACCCTTGCGCGTTCGGGTGCGGTGAACGGCCAGACGAATCGGCAGTTCAAACCCGAGATCCAGATCGAGGAAACCGCCCAGACACACCACACCAAACACCTGCTCGCGCTGTTGGGCGCTGAAGGCTCCGAACACGCGCTCGGCGTGTCGTGGTGGAGCCAGCTCGGCGTTAGGATCGATTGGGCCGTTGGCGATTTCTTCGATGAAGTCAGCCAGCTTCAAGTGGGCTTTCTTGTCGTTGGCCAGGGTCAGCGTGTGGCGTTCGCTGCCGACCTCGACAACAAAAGTAGTGTCTGCTGGGGTGCGATCAACCTTCAGCCGAAGCTTCAACGCTGTGCGCTGTGGTGAGTTGCGCAGAGTGTGGTGGAAGGTTTCGCTCAGGTTGACCTGAGCCTTGAGCAACTGCAGCGTGCGGTTGTCGACTCTGAACTTGCTCATGCTGCGTCGCCTCCGCCGTTCGGATCGAAGGGGGTGGGAACTGCGCGTTGTTTAGGCTTCGCGTTGGTGGGGACAAAGGCGCATCCGAGTTCTTTTGCCAAGCGGCGAATCTCGAAGACGCGGAAGGGATTGGCAGCGGCCGGATGGACGTGCAGGGTTGCTGTGGTGTGCATGGTTTGCCTCGCTCTGTGGTGAAAGAGTTCGGCAAATATCAACTGGTGGTTGTGATATGTCAACAACTATAGGTTGATTATTGGTGCGAGATTAAGACTGATAGCGTATGGACATCCTCCTCGCCTGAGTTTACGTTCCCAGCCACCACATCAGAAAAAGGATGAACTGACCATGATAGATTTCACGCGCATTGGAACGGGTGTAACAGTTGATACCGTCCTGCAACCTAGAGAAATTTTCAACGCGTTACCTAAAAAAAATGCCCATAAGTTTCAATATCCTCGTGATGTCCAGTCTCAGGTGTGGTCAAAATGGTTTGAACGTCGTAATGAGAATAGCTTAGTTCTTAAGTTGAATACTGGAAGCGGGAAAACTGTAGTTGGCCTGTTAGCATTAAAAAGCTGCATAAACGAAGGAAAGTTCCCCGCTGTATATATATGTCCAGATCCCTATCTTGTAAAACAGGTTATGGACGCTGCGGAAGAGTTAGGCGTTGAAGTTACAGATGATGTGCACTCGCATCGGTTTATCTCCGGAAAAGCTATTCTAATAGCAAATATATTCAAGTTGGTGAATGGCCGATCAGCGTTTGGTGTTGGAGATGAAGGAGTAAAAATAAAAATTGCAAGCTTGGTTGTAGATGATGCGCATGCATGCATCGGTTATGTTGAAGAACAGTTTACGGCGGAAATTCCGCATGAGAGTGCTGCCTACACTGCATTATATGAGTTGTTTAAGGAATCGTTGCATAATCAATGTGAGTCAAAAGCGCTGGAGGTGGAAAGTGGTAATACAGCTGCTTTGATGCAAGTCCCTTATTGGGTGTGGCAAAGTAAGATTTCAGAAGTATGTAGAATTTTGATTGCGCACAAAAAAGAAGATTTCTTACAGTTTGTTTGGCCTTTGATAAAAGAGTTCCCTAAGCTGAGTCATTGTGTGGTTGGTGCGAAGAGTATTGAAATAACTCCTCATGCAATTCCTATTCATATGATCCCAAGCATCATTGATGCTGAACGAAAATTATTCATGACTGCTACGCTTGTAGATGATTCTATATTGGCTAGTCATTTTGGAGTGAATGAGAAGTTCCTGAAGCATCCGATTGTCCCTGATTCGGCGGGTGATGTTGGCGATCGAATGATATTGCTCCCACAGGTGATAAATTCCGATTTCGCCGATGATCATATAAAAAAGTACTGCAAGTTTATTGCTGAATATATGAATGTTGTGGTTATTGTTCCATCAAAAGCGCGAGCTGATTACTGGAGAGATAGCGCCAACTTGGTTCTTTTTGCGAATAATCTTTATGAGGGTGTCGATAAGCTGAAGGCTGGTAAAGTAGGTCTTGTCGTACTTGTTAATAAATACGATGGGATTGATTTGCCAGGGGATGCTTGCAGGTTATTAGTAATTGATGGATTCCCGGATGTGCGTAGTAAGATTGACAGGATCAATCAAACTGTTCTGCTGGGAAGCGATCGTGACGTAAACCAGATAATTCAGCGTGTTGAGCAAGGGATGGGGCGCGGGGTCAGGTCGAATGATGATTATTGTGTAGTATTTTTAATGGGGAGAGATCTGACCAGTAAGCTATATGCGCAAGGTGCTTTGAATAAGTTTTCTCCAGGTACTAGGGCGCAGTTGACCTTGTCTGAACAAGTTTCTGAGCAAATTAAAGGAAAGAAGCTGTCGGAAATTACAGATACATTAAATTATTGCTGGGCGAGAAAGGAAGAGTGGGTTGCGGCGAGTAAAGGAGTGCTTGCAACACTAGCGTATGCTCATGAAAACACTCTAGACTCTAATATTATTTCCCTCAGAAAAGCGTATGATTTTGCTTGTAATAGTAACTATGCGGCGGCGGCAAAAGAGTTGAAAGATTTGGTTAATGGAGTGTCTGATCTAAAATTCAGAGGCCTAGTTAAGCAGCATTACGCCGAGTATACTAATTTGTCAGATCTCGCCTCTGCTCAAAAGATTCAACTGTCGGCGGTGGGCGATAATCGAAGACTTCTTAAGCCTATTGAGGGCATTCAATATCACAAGATATCCGGAGCTGTTCTCGATCAAGCCAAAGCATGTAGCGAGTTCTTGACAGAGAGCTTTCAAGATCCGAATAAGCTGGTTGTCGAAATTAATGGAGTGTTGGAGGGGCTAGATTTCAAGCTTGACAGCTCTGAACTGTTCGAAGCAAGGATGAAAGAGGTTGCTAGATATTTGGGTTTCCGCAGTCAACGCCCGGAGCAAGAGTACCAAAAGGGGCCTGACGTTTTGTGGAAGACTGGTGAGCTAAACTACTTTGTGATTGAGTGTAAAAACGAGGCGGTGGTTGAGACTATAAGCAAGTACTACTGTAATCAGCTCAACGGTTCTTGTGAGTGGTTTGAGGATCGCTACGATCACTCGAGCAGTTATACTCCAGTTTTGGTTCATCCGTATTCGTTGTTCGAGTACTCTGCCTCGCCAAATCAAAATATTCGGGTTATGACTCGGGAAAAGCTAGGCGAATTTAGAGAGGCGGTTCGTCAATTTATCAGCTCTGTCGCTAGCAGTAATGAATTGGGAGATGCAGTTGCAATCAGGCAAAAGTTGATTGCGGCGCAGCTAAGAGCGTCTGATTTCTGTGATAAATATACCGTTCCCTTCAAGGTGAAAACGCGTTAAGAATAGTGGGTCATTCAGGGATGAATGATCCAACCACCTTGCCGCAGATGTGCGTTTCCTCCGTAATATCAATGATTGGATATTGCGGGTTGATCGGCCTAAGGAATTGTCGACCAGCATCTTCTACCAATATTTTGAAGGTTGCTTCATTTGTGCGTGGCACTCTTGCAATTACTCGGTCCCCTGTCTTTGTTTCAGCTTCAGGATCTACAAAAATGATACATCCTGTTGGGTAGCTGCGCCCAGGTCCTGGATTGGTCATTGAGTCACCGAGAACCTTCAAGGCATATCCATGGTCGCTTATCGGAACCGGGCACGACAACCAAGAGTCGCTATCATAGTTCTCAATGTTAGAGATCGCCTCGCACCAAGCCCCGGCCTGAACCCAAGAGATCAATGGAACCTTGCCAAAGCGATGATTGATTTCACTAACGTTGCTCAAGTCACTAGGGGCTAGAGCGTGAACGTTGCTATGGCCAATCTGCTCTTTCGGCAGAACCCCGTACTCAAGCCATTCCCGCCTGACACCAAGCCATGAGCAGAGGGCAGACATACTATCCGCCTCAGCCATCGATTCGCCATTCAGCCATTTACTGATGGCCTGGGTTGTTTTATCAACACCCACGCTTTTCAACTGACGATGAATATCCACTCCACGACCACGGGCGCGTACGCCAGCATCGTCGAGGGCTTCGTGTAGGCGCTCGCTGAAAGCTGCGCGGAGAGAGTTTTTATCAACCATGAGTTGAGAGTCTCATAGGAGTTGCGCAATAGTCAGTTGATCTATAACATCAACCGAAAGTTGATAAGTGGAGGTTGTCATGTTGGACCCCGCAGATTTTCCGAGCGCAGTTGCGTTTGCGTTTGAAGCCGTAGGCGGCATCGGGGCCGCTGCGAAGGTATGCAATAGAAGCTACCAAGCACTCAACAAATGGCGTCAGGCGGCATGCCTGCCACGAACGGATTACACAGGTGAAACCAAATACGCCGAGCTGTTAGCGACTGCTGCGAAGCAGAAAGGCAACGCATTCCAAGCGGCTTGGCTGTTGAACGCTTCGGCTCCACAAAAAGCTGCAGCGTAGTCAGAAAAAAGGCGACCCAAGGGCCGCCCAGTTCCTCCCGACACGCACCACCACAGTGCTGTCGGGTCGCGATAAAGATAGGCGGGCACACCACATGCAAACCGTCGATCTTTACCGCGCTTTCAAGGCTCGGAAGCCTTGGGTTGCTGCCTTTTCCACCACAGATTGGGCAGCTGTTGCGCCAGAGGTGAACAACGGATTGTTCGCCTCGGCACGGTGCCGGTGTCGATCTTGCGGATCTAGCCGGCGTTTGGGCCCTTTCAAGCCACGCGGCAAATGTATCACCACTGCATGCCGCGCGGCACTGGCAACTTTTAGGATTAATGCCATGAGCCGTATTGCTCTGAACTGCATTGAGCGGGCCAAGCGGGAAGTTTTGCCGCTCGATCTCGCGCTTTACCATGCTGCCCGGGACTATCCCGGCGGCGCCGCTGCCATCGCTGCCACCACCGGCCGCAACCCGACCACGCTGCAGCACAAGCTGTCTCCCACCCATCCCAGCCACAGCATCAACATTCAAGAATTCGGCGAGATTCTGGAACTGACCAAGGACCGGCGCATTCTCGATGCGGTGCATGCCTTGGTAGGGGACACGATCTGGCAGGAGTTGGCTGAGGCTTACACCAACGACATGCCGGAGACGCTGACCACGGGCATCGCGGTGTATTTCCGTCAGGTTGCCGACCTGGCCGACACCTGGGCCAAGAGCATCGGCGATGGTGTGGTAAGTGATGCCGAGCTGGCCGAAATCCGCCTGCAGGTGTTTCGCGGCATACAGGGGCTGCTGGGCATGTTTAACCGCGCCAGTTACGTCAACCAGACCACTCGGGGGGCGGACCATGGCTGACATTGCGGATTTTGCCAACGATCTGGTGCAAGAGCGCCTTGATCAAGCGCTCGCGGCGCGTCAGTTGTTGAGACCTGAGCTGGCGGCGCATTCCTTCCTCATCTGCGAAGACTGCGACGGTCCTATTCCCGAAGCGCGCCGCTTGGCGCAGCCGGGTTGCACCATGTGTGTGACCTGTCAGGAGATCGATGATGTGCGGAGGGCCCGCCATGCTTGATGAGGTCCTGGGGCAGTTCGCCGATTACGGCCTGGAGCCCGCGCAGCCGTTGGTGTTCGGTAAGCTCACCCGCTGCAAAACGGCGCAGGATAAGGGCAAGGAGAAAAACGGTTGGTATGTGGTGCATGAGCACTACACCGAGAAGGGCGAAACCCTGATCTTTGGCAGCTTTGGCGACTGGCGTTCGGGTGTGACGCAGAAGATCAAGATCAAACCCGGGCGGATGAGTGCCGAGGAGCGTGAGGTGATGCGCGCGCGGCAGGAAGAGGCGAAACGCCGTGCGGCGGAGGTCGCCGCCAATGCAGCGCGTCGTGCGGCAAAGCGTGCCGCCGGGTTGTTCAAGCGTATGCCGGAGAAGGGCAAGAGCACCTACCTGGACCGCAAGCAAGTGGTGGGCTTCGGGGTGCGCTATGCGCCGCGCTCGGGTGCGTTCCTGGTGCCCATGAGCAACGTACGCGACCAGATCGTCGGCTTACAGGTGATCTATCCCGAAAAGCAGGAAGACACCGGGCGCGACAAATCCTACTGGCCCTATGGTTTGTCCAAAGAGGGCGCTTTCCACCTGATCGGTCCCCAACCTGAGCCCGGCGATCCGGTGCTGGTGTGTGAGGGCTACGCCACCGGCGCCAGCCTGCATATGGCAACCTCGCTGACCGTGGCCATCGCCTTTGATGCGGGCAATCTCATGCCGGTGTGCAAGGCGATGCGTGAGCGCTTTGCCGGGTGCCCGATCATCGTTTGTCGAGATGATGACTGGAAGACCAAGCGGGCCAACGGTGAGCCCTGGAACCCCGGCAGAGAGCGTGCTGAAAACGCGGCAACGGTGGTCGGCGGCCAGGTGGTGGCGCCGATCTTCTCCGGCGAGCGGGAGATCAAGTGGACCGACTTCAACGACCTGCACTGCGCCGAAGGTTTGGAGGCAGTGCGTCGTCAGGTGCTGGCGGTGGTCAGGCCACCCGCCGCGGGCGGCTGGCGGGATCAGTTGGCCCGAAGTGACAGCGGCATGCTGATCGCGCACATGCAGAACGTTGAGCTGATCCTGAGCAACGATGAGCGCTGGGCCGGGGTGATTGGCTTCTGTTCGTTCAGTGCCAAGATCGTCAAGCTGCGGGTACCGCCCTATGGCGGCGACACCGGCGACTGGGCCGACATCGACGACATGCTGGTGATGAAGTGGCTCGCGCAGCAGTACAACCTCCGGGTTAAGGTCGGCAACGTGATCGAGGCGGTGAGCGTGGTGGCGCACTATCGAGCGTTTCACCCGGTACGCAATTACCTGCGTGGCCTTGAGTGGGACCGCGTGCCCCGGCTCGATTTCTGGCTCACCGAGATCATGGGCGTGGAACCGACCGACTACAGCTCAAAGGTCGGCAAGCGCTGGATGGTTTCGGCGGTGGGCCGGGTGATGGCGCCGGGGTGCAAGGCGGACTCGGTGATGATTCTGGAAGGTGCACAGGGCGCTGGTAAGTCGACGGCGATGAGCATTCTCGGCGGTTCGTGGTTTATGGATACGCCATTCACCCTGGGCGACAAGGATGCGTTCCAGGCGATCCGGGGCAAGTGGATCATCGAACTGGGCGAGCTGGACAGCTTCAACAAGGCCGAGTCGACCAAGGCCAAGCAGTTCTTCTCGGCCTCGGTGGACACCTACCGCGAGAGCTACGGCCGCAGAACCATGGATGTGCCACGCCAGTGTGTTTTCGTGGGCACCACCAACCAGGATGAGTACCTCAAGGACGCCACCGGCAACCGGCGTTATTGGCCGGTGGCTTGCACCAAGGTCGACCTGGAGCAACTGCGACAGATCCGCGACCAGCTCTGGGCCGAGGCGATGTTCTGCTATCAGGCTGGCGATATCTGGTGGGTGATTCGCGACGAAGCGCCGTTGTTCGCCGAGGCGCAGGAAGAGCGCTTTGTGGTGGATGAGTGGGAGGTGCCGATTCTGAAGTGGCTGGAAGAGTCGCACCTGGGGGAGACCACCACCGGCAGCCAGATCCTGTCCGAGGTTCTGAAGATCGATCCCAGTCACTGGGGGAAGCCGGAGCAGATGCGTGTGGGTGCGATCATGCATCGGCTGGGGTGGCGCAAGAGGCGTATGCCGGCGTTGGCGAAGAGTGGTATACGCCCCTGGGCCTATCAGAAGCCGACCAACTGGGGGCGCGGATCTGCCTTACAGGTGGCGCCGATGGAGGAGGAGCCTTGCTTTGATTAAGCGAATCGACGAGATGCTCAAACTCTGGGCCCAGGATCTGCACATGCCCACGACCCTGGCCATCGGCACCGCAGGCGGCGGTAACATGATCGCCATGCTGATGGAGTGTAAAGGCGAGCTGATACGGGGAACCCGGGGCAGCCGGGTGCTGCTGGATGAATCGGCCGATATCGAGCTGATCGTCAACAAGCACCTGCCGCCCGAGCTGGCCCTGGTGGTGATGGAGCATTACTGCAATCACGACAGCCTGCTCTCGCAGAAGATGCTGCACTGCGGCTGTAGTGTGCCGACGTACTACCGTCGACTGCATGAGGCGCACGTGTGCATCGACGGCTTGCTCATGGGGAGGGCTGCTTGAGCCTTACCCTGGCTGCGTCTGCTGCTGTCCTACTGGCTCGCCTTGTCCGACTGCGTTTTAACGTAGCAGGACAAGCGCGGGCCTTGTCGTTCGTGGGCTGTCCTACTGTCCAACCTCTCAGCGCGTCATGCGCACACATGAGCGCAGCGGGCACACATTACGCGCCGTGGGCGCGCACGCGTGCCTTTCAATTTCTTCTTACATGCGAGAAAGGAAAGATAGAGGTAGGACAGTAGGTCAGAGTCTTGTATTTCGGGGCCTGTAGCTGTCCTGCCTGACTTACTATCAGTGGGACAGGCAGGACAGCGCCAAAGGCGCTGATAGCCGAAATAAAGATATTCGCCGACATTGCCTAGGCGTTCACTAGACATTCACCGGGTGGCGTTAAAACAGGGTTGCTGCCATGAGAATCCACCTGTAAAAAGTAGCCATCTTCGATAGGTGCGACCGCAGAGAGCGGTGCAATCAAACCGGCCCCAAGGCCGGTTTTTTTTTAGGCTGCCGCTTCTGCCTCGGCCGACTTTCGTTTTTCGATCTGGGCCTTGATCTGCAAAAGAATTGCGACGAGACCGAAGAAGCCGTAAGCGAAGGCGATCCAAATATTCATCAGCAGAGTTAGCACATCCGGGCGGGTAATTGGGGCTGTACTCAAACCAAAGGCAACGATCTCAAAAATGTTGACCGCCGAAGCTCCGAATGCCATCAAAACTCCCAAAGCAAAATATGCAGTGGAGCCAAGTTTTTTGAGGCTTTTTTTGATTTTGATTTTCGTCTCTTCCGCTTTATCGACCCAACTGAGGTAGGTTCCAAAGATCGTAACCACGAGAGCGGCGAAACCTAGCAGGGTATTCAAGTCCATTCAGTTCACTCCTTGAGAAAAATAGAGATGTTGCTGCCTCAGAAATAATTCATTTTCATACCCATCACAACCGGCCATTAGGTCGGTTTTTTTATGCCCGGAGAATTTATGACGAATGAGCAACAAGCGCTGGCAGAGATGCCGATCTGGCTAGTGATCGTCCTTGCCCTGGTGGGCGGCGTCTCCGGGGAGATGTGGCGAGCAGACAAGGAAGGGGCGCGAGGTTGGGCATTGGTTCGGCGTCTCGCGCTGCGGTCCGGTGCCTGCATCGTCTGCGGGATGGCAGCACTGATGCTGCTGATCGGTGCAGGGGTTTCGATCTGGACGGCGGGCGCCTTCGGTTGCCTGACGGCGATGGCTGGTGCAGATGTCGCCATTGGCCTGTACGAGCGCTGGGCGGCCAGACGGATTGGGGTTTCGCAACCGCCCTCCGGCGATGGAGCGGTCTGAACGTCGTAGGGGTCCATAACCGCGGCTTTCGGGCTTGAGTTGGTAAAAGAGGATGAACTGATGCCCGCACCTGCAACGCCTGCGAAGGTCATCAGCCCCTACAACTACCGGTGGCAGCAAGCGCGCGAAGGTTTTCTGCGCAAGCATCCGCTGTGTAGCAATTGCGGGCGCCGCGGCATCGTCGAGGCGGCCGGTGTGGTTGACCATATCGTTCCTCACCGCGGTGACATGACCCTGTTCTGGGACCGCAACAACTGGCAGTCGCTCTGCATCCCTTGCCACAACTCCTACAAGCAGCGACTGGAGAAATCCGGGCGCGAGGTTGGCTGCGATCAGGGCGGAAAGCCCCTGGATCCGGGCCATCACTGGAATCGGTGAGCGCGCACCAAAACTGTGCAAAAAATGACCATTTTTCGGGGAGGGGGGGCAAAAAATCCTTTCCCGAAAACGTTCTAGACCGTTCGCCCCTCTCTCTGTGCAACGCCGGGAAAAATGGCAAGGGGGGGTATGAAGAGGTTCGGGGGTTAAGGTCCGATTTTCAAGGAGGTTCACATGGCTGGAAACGGCAATTCAGGTCGGGCGCCCAAACCGACAGTGCTGCATGTGTTGGACGGCAACAAGAGTAAGAAGAATTTCAGCGCCTTGATGGATGACCTGACATCCCCGGCGATTCCGGTTCAGGCCCCGCCGATGCCCGACTGCCTTTCCGATGGTGCAGTCGCCGAGTGGGAACGCCTGGTTCCAGACCTGCTGGTCCTGGGGCTGGTGACCAAGCTCGACATGATGGCGCTCGCCAGTTACTGCGAAGCCGTCGCCGATTGGCAGGGCTTCCGTCGCCGGATTGCAGAGGTCAATGCCCAGCACGCAGGCCTGGAACAAGGCGACATCCAAACGTTCGCCACTGGAGCCAAGCAGATATCCATCTGGCGCCAGTTGGCGAACGACGCCGAGAAACGTGCCAACGCCGCCGGGGCGCAATTCGGATTCTCGCCTATGGCGCGTCGCAATCTGAAAGTCACGGCGCCACAAGGTGAGCTGTTCCCTAATGAGCCAAAAGACGCCGCCAGCAAGTACTTCAGATAGTCAGGACCGCGTTTCCGAGTTCGCTCGAGCGGTCATTGCCAAGCAAATCGTTGCTGGCCCCGATGTTCGCAACGCCTGTCGCCGACACATGCGCGACCTACGTAGTGGGCACAAGCGTGGCCTGGTCTTCGACTTGGAGTCAGCCAATCGGGCCATCGGCTTTTTTGAGGATGTCCTCTGTCTCAACGGCGGCGAGTATGAAGGGCTTCCCTTCATCCTGGCCCCGTGGCAAGCCTTCATCGTTGGCAGCCTGTTTGGTTGGAAGACTGAGGACGGCTACCGGCGCTTTCGGATCGCCTACATCGAGACGGCCAAAGGCAGTGGCAAGTCGCCCCTGGCGGCGGGCATCGGCCTGTATGGGTTGGTTGCGGACGGCGAGGCCCGGGCTGAAATCTACGCTGCAGCCACGAAAAAGGATCAGGCCATGGTCCTGTTCCGTGACGCGGTGTCGATGGTTGACATGTCGCCGCACCTCAACGCTCGGCTGCATCGTTCGGGTACCGGGGATAAGGTCTGGAACCTGTACTACCCGAACGCGGGTTCGTTCTTCAAACCGATCAGTGCTGACGATGGCCAGTCCGGCCCGCGTCCGCACATCGGGTTGCTGGATGAGGTGCACGAGCACAAGACCGCGACGGTCATCAACATGCTGCGCGCTGGTACCAAGCACCGGAAACAGGCGCTGATCGTGATGATCACCAACAGCGGCTCGGACAAGACCAGCGTTTGCTGGGAGCACCACGAACTGGGCTCGCGGATCTGTGCGGGCAAGGAAGACAACGACAGTGTCTTCGCCTTCATCTGCAGCCTGGACAAGGGCGACGATCCGTTCAAGGACGAAAGCTGTTGGCCCAAGGTCAACCCGAGTCTGGAGTTTGCCCTCGACGGCCAAGTCGATGGTATCCCGGGTCGCAAGTACTTGCGTGAACAGGTCGCCGAAGCCCGCGGTATGCCGTCGAAAGAGGCGGTGGTCCGGCGGCTCAATTTTTGCGAATGGACTCAAGCCTCTGCACCGTGGATTTCGTGGGACGTCTGGAGTCAGGCCGCGCAGCGGGTGCGGATGTCGGTGTTGCGTAACCGCCCTTGTGTGGGCGGACTTGACCTGTCCAGTACCACGGACCTGACGGCTTTTGTGCTGCTGTTCTTCCCGACATACGAGGATCCGCACTGGCGGTTGCTGCCGTATTTCTGGATCCCGGATTTCCAGCTGGCTGATCGAGAGAAGCGCGACAAGGTGCCGTACCTGGCCTGGATCAAGGCCAAGGAGCTGGAAACCACGCCGGGCAAGGCCATCAGCAAGCTGTTTGTGCTGCGGCGGTTGCAGACCATCTGTGGCTACTTCGACGTGCGCAAGATCGCCTATGACCGCTGGCGTATCGAGGATCTTCAACAGCTGATGGATGAACACGACATTTGCTTGCCGGAGATCGCGCCCTTTGGCCAGGGCTACAAGGACATGGGCCCCGCGGTGGACGAGTTTGAGCGGCGTCTGCTGGGCAACATCGAGCGTGCGCCACCTGTGCTTGATCCGGACGCTGAAGACGCCGAGTTGATCAGCGATGCCACGGTGGCCGATCTGGTTGAGCCACTCCGGCACGACGACAACCCGGTCATGACCTGGTGCGCGAGCAACGCGGTCATCACCGCCGACCCGGCCAACAACCGCAAGGCGGACAAGTCCAAGGCCATCGGGCGCATTGACGGCATTGTCGCCAGCATCATGGCGACGGGCATCAGTGGGTCGATCCCTGTGGCTTCCTCGGGTAAATCCATCTACGACGAAGGAGTAAGCATTTGACTCTTATCGCATGGGCCGCTTGGCTCGCTGGCGCGCTAGGCTTCGGCCTGCTCATTGCCGGTATCGCGTTGATCCACATACCGGCGGCGTTCATCGCGGCCGGGCTCTGCCTGCTGTTCTGGGCCTACATTGCTGATAAGGCCGCTGCGGCCTTGCACAACAAACAATCCCCCGGAGGTGGCTGATCATGTTCTTCAGCAATCTGCTGGGGCCCCGTGACGGGCTTACTGTCAATGACGGTGCCGGTTTGTGGAGCAGCCTTATCGGTTCAGTTCGTTCTGCGGCGGGTGTGAAGGTCACAGCGGAGAGCGCGCTGGCGATTACCGTCCTGCAGAACTGCGTCACGCTGTTGGCCGAGAGTGTGGCGCAGCTGCCGCTGGAGATGTACCGGCGCATAGGGGAGGGCAAGCGTGAAGCCGCCTTGAATCATCCGCTGTATGACGTGCTGCGCTACCAGCCCAACCCCTGGCAAACGCCTTATGAATACCGGGAGTGCAGCCAGCTTGCTGTGGGTTTGCGGGGCAACGCTTATAGCTTCATTGATCGGCACGACGACGGATCGGTGAAGGGGCTCTACCCACTGCACAACGATAAAGTCAGCGTGCTGAAAGGGGCTGACTTGATGCCGTATTACCGGATCGGAGCGCAAGACCCGGTGCCCATGCGGCTAATTCACCATGTTCGTTGGCACACCAAGAATCACTACACGGGCATGTCGCCGATTGAGCTGCATGCCGATGCTGTGGGGCTGGCCCAGGCAGTACGGCAGTACGCCGGCAAATCCTTCCAAAACGGCACGGCTGTCAGCGGCGTGATCGAGCGGCCAAAGGAGGCCGTAGCGATCAAGAGTCAGGCTGCGATTGATCACATTCTTGATCAGTGGGGGAGCAAGTTCTCTGGCATCGACAACGCCAAAAAGGTCGCGATGCTTCAGGAGGGGATGACCTTCAAACCGGTGTCCATGAACAACGTCGATGCCGAGCTGCTGGGCATCCTCAAGGTGACGGGCACCGACTTGGCGCGGATCTACAAGATCCCCCCGCACATGATCAACGACCTGGAGAAGGCCAGCTACAACAGCCTGGAGCAGTTGCTTATCCAGTATGTGATCTTCGCCTTGTTGCCCTGGGTCAAGCGGCATGAGGAAGCAATGATGCGCGACTTCCTGCTGCCGGCCGAGCGCCGTGAATACTTCATTGAACACAACCTGTCCGGCCTGCTGCGCGGCGACCAGAAGAGTCGCTACGACTCCTACGCCGTGGGGCGCCAGTGGGGCTGGCTGTCGATCAACGACATCCGCCGCCTGGAAAACATGCCGCCAGTGGCCAACGGTGACAGCTACCTGCAACCACTCAACATGACCGACGTGGCCCATGGGCTGCCGAATCTGCACAACCCCGACGTCCGTGCCCAGCTTGAACAGCAGCGCGACGACATAGTGAGGATGCTTGCCGCATGAAACAACATCTGCGCGCCGCCAGTCTGCTGTTCAATCAGCCGCTGTTGATTACCCCGGACATGCTCGATCTGGCTGTCCGATGGGCCAACCAAACCATGAGCCTGAATATCGTCAACCTCAACCTGTCCGGTGCTGGAGCAGATCCGCGCCCGAAGCTGGGTTTCTACGATGACGACGACGGCCCGAGTCCTGCCGAGCGGCTTGAAGAGCAGCGGCGTTCAGCCGTTGCTCAGACCGGCGTTGAGGTGATTCCGGTTCACGGCTTTCTGGTCAGTCGCGCCAATCACCTGAACGTGTGCGAAACCATGACTAGCTACGAGGGGTTGAGCGCGTCGATCAAGCAAGCCGTTGCCGACCCTATGGTCGAGCGCATTGTGCTGGACATCGACAGCCCTGGCGGCAGTGCGGTGGGCTGTTTCGAGTTGGCCGCTGATATCCGCGCCGCCAGCCTGATCAAACCCATCACGGGCCTGGTCAACTTCTCGGCGTACTCGGCGGCCTATTTCATCGCAGCGGCTTGCACCGAGGTGGTGGTGAGCCAGACCTCGGGGGTGGGTTCGATTGGCGTGATTGCCAGCCACATGGACCGTTCGCGAATGCTTGAGGGGGCCGGGGTGAAAGTGACCACGGTTTATGCCGGCGCCCACAAGAACGACCTGAACCCCAACGAGCCGCTGAGCGAGCAATCGCTGGCATTTCTCAATGCCGTTGTGCAGGAAAACTATCAACTGTTCACGGGGGCAGTTGCCCAGTACCGCAACCTCGACGTGGCCCAGGTTATTGCCACGGAGGCCGCCTGTTACTGGGGGCAGGCCGCTGTCGAGGTCGGGCTTGCGGACCGGCTGGAGTCGCCGCAGATGGCGGTGGATGGCATCGCCCGTGCGGTTGCGCTCAGCCGTGCCCAACGCTCGCCCGTCGCCCAAGCGCGGCAACGCATCGCCGTACAGGCCGCGGCCTTTGCAATCCAAGCCCAGGCTTGAGTTTCGCTCACTCTGACCGCGTTCGCGGCAGTGATACCCAACCGCCAATCGGCGGTTTTTTATTGCCCAGGAGGCAACAGCATGTCTTTAGTCACACAACTACGTAGCGAACGCGCCCGGCTCAACGGCGAGATCCAGGCACTGGCCAAGATCGAAGCCGACGGTGGTTCGCTGTCTGTCGAGCAGCTCGCTCAGTTCACTCAGCTCGGGGCCGAATTCAATGCCCTGGGCGACAAGCTCGCTCGCGCCGAGTCGGCCGAACGTGTCGCCGCGGCCAGTGCGACACCGGTCGAGGAGGGTGCTCAAGGCATCAACGGGCCGCCCCGTGTCGCTGGGCCCTATGCAGCCAAGCCTGTCCCTGGGGCCAACATGGCGCAAATGGTGCGGGTACTGGCCGCCACTCGGGGCGATCAGTACGCCGCGGCCAAGATGGCTCACGACTCCGGAATGAACCCCGAAATTGCTATGGCCCTCAGCACTGTGACTCCGGGGGCTGGCGGTGTACTGGTGCCGCAGGGCTTCTCCAGCGAGGTGATCGAACTGCTGCGACCGAAGTCGGTGGTGCGCAGCATGGGTGCGGTTTCGCTGCCGCTGCAGAACGGCAGCCTGACTATTCCGCGCATCAAGGGCGGGGCAATCGTCGGCTATATCGGCAGTGAAGAGGACATGCCCGCCACCGGCATGCAGTTCGATGACCTCAAGCTGTCGGCGAAAAAGCTGGCTGCGTTGGTGCCCATCAGCAACGACCTGTTGAGCTACTCGGGCGTAAACCCGAATGTGGATCGTCTGGTGGTGAACGACCTGACCAGCGCTGTGGGCCTGGCCGAGGATCTCTCTTTCCTGCGAGGTGCCGGCACCGGCAACCTGCCCAAGGGGCTGCGGTTCTGGGCGCCTGCTTTCAACGTGTTTGATGCACCCACTGATCAGACTCTCGCTGCTGTCGAGCTGGCGCTTTCCGCCCTGATCCTGCGGCTGGAAAACGCCAACTCCAACATGCTGGCGCCGGGGTTTGTGATGGCGCCTCGTACCAAGCGCTGGCTGTCGGCGCTGCGTGTTGGTGACGACGGCAAGGGTGCCAAAGCCTATCCGGAGCTGGAAGAAGGCAAGCTCAAAGGCTTCCCGGTGGCGACTACCACGCAAGTGCCGATCAACCTGGGGGCTGGCGGTGATGAGTCGGAAATCCATTTTGCTGACTTCGCCGACTGCTTCATTGGTGAGGATGATGCGATGGTCATCGACTTCAGCAAGGAGGCTACCTACAAGGATGCCGGCGGCAACCTGGTGAGCGCTTTCCAGCGGGACCAGACCCTGGTGCGTGTGATTGCCAAGCACGACTTCGGCCCACGTCATGTCGAGTCGGTAGCGGTCATGACCAAGGTCAAATGGGGCAGCACCCTTTAACCCTATCGGCCCGGTTTGCCGGGCCAACCCAATTCCCGATTAGAGGTTCAGCTCATGTCCGTTGCAGCGTTAATCATCGTGTTGTTCATCAAGGCTTGGCGCGGCTACGCCCCAGGCGAAATTGCCGGCTTCAATGAAGAGACTGCCGAGGGGCTGATTCAGGGCGGTTTTGCAGAGGAATATACCGGCGCGGAGGGTCGGTCGCCCTCCGCCAGTGGCAAGTCTTCTACTCGGGCCAAAGCCCCGTCGAAGTCCAAGCCTCAGACCAAGGACAAGCTTGAAGGCGCTCCCGACTCACCCGCCACCGGTGCAGAGTCTGGTACTGAGGGGGCAGGCGGGGCTGACAACGCTGGCGATGCTGATCCTGAGAAGGATGAGTCTGCCGACGATGAGAAGCCCTAGTCATGGCCCTGCTGATCAGCTACACCGGGCCGGAGCCGCTTACGTATGACGATGTGGTCGCTCAGTGCCGGCTGGATCCCGACGACGATGACACCGCCGAGCGTGATCTGATCGAACGGATTGTTATCCCTGCGGCCCGTGGGCTGGCAGAGGAGGCAACCGGTGCAGCGATCCGCAAGGGGCAGTATCGTGAACATCTGCCGAAAGTCCCTGCAGTCAGTGCTTTTGCTGCCACCAAGGGCCAGGCTTTCGAGTTGCAGAGCATTGCCCTTGGTGCCACGCCGGGGGCGGCGTTGCTTGATCCTGCTGCGGCGTACCTGGTCAACGGTGGTAAGGAGTCGTTTGTTTACACCCAGCAGGGCCTGCCGTGGCGGGACGTGGTGGGTAGCTGCCCTCAGGGATTGATGGTCACCTATCAGGCGGGCATCGAGATCGAGGACCACCCCTCTGTTCGGCACTATCTACTCCTGGCCGCCGCCTGGGCTTACCGGCATCGGGAGTTGCTGGTACTTGGGCAAACCCTCAACGAGTTGCCAGACCGTTACCTGTTGACCTTGCTGGCGGGTATCACCGTTCCGCCGAGGATCTGATATGGCCTTACGCGAACCCGGGGCGGGCGAGCTGAATCGGCGGGTGCGAGTCCGTCGCCGGTCGGATTTGCCCGCCGACAATATTGGACTCGACTCTGTTTTCTCCGAAAGCAAATGGCGCTGGGCGATGATCGTTCCGGCAGGAACGGGTGTGTATGTCGATGGCATCCAGACCGACAATAAATTCACCCACTGGATAACCCTGCGGTTCCTGAAGGGGGTCACCAGTGACCATGAGGTAGTACACGGCAGCACCCTCTACCGGGTCAAGCGCAGTGCCGATATGAACGGCAGCCATCGCTTTACGCTGCTGCAGGTGGAGGAACTGGGCGAGGCTCAGGCAGGAGGCAACATCTATGTCTAACTCTGCCTCGGTCGAGGGCTACCTGCACTTCGAAGGCTTCGACAACTTCCTGCGTGATGCCTTCGACAAGAAGGCGATCCGCGCCGGGATGCGCAAGGCTGGCCGCTTGGTCACCCAACGAGCGCAGATGAACCTCGCCCTAGGAAAGGGCCAGGAAGGCTACCCGGTCAATCGTACCGGGGCGACCTTGGAGTCGATTGCTTTCAAGGTGTCTCGCTCGGGCTTTCTTGTGAAGATCGCACCCCGGAAAACTGCGGCCATGGCTGAGTTTTACCCAGCCTACCTGCACTACGGGGTGAAGCGCGGCAGGCGCCTGGGCAAGCTGGCACCAGGGAAGGGCAAAGGAAAGTCCAACCGGCGAGCCGCTGGCACACGTGCGGCCGCTATAGCTGAACGTGCGGCGGGGGAGTGGCGTATCAAGCCGCGTGACAACTACATGGCTGATGCGCTGCAGGACTCGAGTTCTGATGTGAGGGGGATTCTCAGTGCGGCGTTCGCTAGCGCCTTGCGCTGAAAGCGGGTGATGCCTGCTCCGAAGATGCGCTACGATCCGCGGTCCATTGGAAGGAGGTCAAAAGGAATGATCGGTCGTTTAGTAGTGTGCGCTCTTCTGGCTATGCAAGTGTTGCCTGCATTCGCGGCCAAGGATGAGGTTGAGTATCTGATCCCGGAGGACTGGGATTCAAAAAAGGATGAGGCTAAGCCTGTCGGCGGCTTGCCACTGACTTCGAAGGAACTTGAGTCTGGCATGAGGAAGAGATTCAAGGAGGTTCCGCAATGTTCAGGCGTTGCGTTTGGTAAGGCCCAAGCTATGAAGAATGGTGAGGTGATTTACCAAACCTTGAGCTTGAAGGGGGCCCAGCTGGAGATGTTTGTTGAAATCAACAGTGCTGGAAAGGTAGGTAATGCCAAGTTCCTGGGTAGCAAGGGAGCAAAGGACGATCCCGAACTTCGTCTTATGATGTGCTCGACCTACGCGGTCATGCGGACTTTGCAGCCTGACCTTGAGTCGTCAGAAGCTGCGCTGAAAAGCTCTTCTCGTGCGTGGACCTTGTCGAAGCAAAAGCCATTTGAGATGGCCTTCTATTTCAACAAGATCAAAACCCAGTACGTGCCCTTTGAGATGAACGTCTACTGAAGTTTGCTGCTCGGTTGAAAAGGAAATCCAGCGGACTCTGGGTTTCTTTGGCTTCTAGATTCTGGAGAGATATCGGTGTTACAGACGTTGTGGGTCTTGCTCAATTGGGAAGCGTGGGGGGAGTCACTTGTAATAGCTTCTATCCCATTTATTCTATTTGTCTGGGTTGGGGCTCTGGTCACAATGCTGGTCATTCGTTTCCGTGGCCGCATTCCTATCTTTTGGGCAAATCTGTTGGCGGGCGGAGTTGCGGGTGTGGCAGCTACGCTGGTTTGTATGATGGCGGCACCTTATGCGCTTGATTATAAGGCTTACCGCGAAGGCGTTCGGCAGTTGGAGGCTCAGGAGCGCTTACAGCGACAACGGGAGTCGCCAGATGGTAATGCGCAGCCTGTTGAGTTGGCAGGAGGGATGGCAGGACTGGAGTCAATGAAGATTTTTATGGCACTGGTTTCATACCGAGCTAATTCCAAACAGCCCCAAGAGAGTGACCAGCAACCTGAAGATAAGGAATTCTTACAGACTCAAAAAACATCGCAGACTGTTGACGTTCAATCTGTAAGCAATCCTGAGAATGCTTTAGGAGAGGTTTCAGATTCTTCAGGACGGCGATAACAGTTTTTTAAAAGAGCCTCGCACAAGCGGGGCTTTTTTATGCGCGGAGTTTACCCCTAATGAAATTAAACCCTGTTGTTGCCCAGTTGCGGGCGACCTGTCCGACCTTTGCCCAAAGGGTCACGGGCGGTATTGATTGGGATGCCGTGGCAGAAAGCGCGAAGTTGGATTTGCCTGCCGCCTACGTGATCGCATCCGCCGATGCGGCAGACGATAACCAGGCACAGAACACAGTGCTTCAGCGAATCACGGACCAGTTCGCTGTTGTTGTCGTTCTTGAGGCCACGGACGAACGAGGGCAGGAAGCCAACGACCTGTTGCACGACATCAGGGCCGAATTGTGGCGCTCGCTGATTGGCTGGAAACCGGCGCCCGAGTACACGCCCCTGGAGTACGGCAAGGGCGCCTTGCTCCACATCAGCCGCGCTCGGGTCGTGTATCAGATGACCTTCGTCGCGGCCTTCCAGCTTGGACGCAACCTTCCCCAGGAACCTGCCGAAACCTGGGCCGAGCTGGCGGCGGACGGCCTGGTGCCGTTTGAGGGGGCGACTTTCAACATGGACTGCATCGATCCGGCGGATCCCAACCTGCGCCAGCCCGGCCCGGATGGGCGCATTGAAGTCAAATTTTCAGGAGACGCAACACCATGACCCAGCGCATCACAGTGGTACCGGCCCCGGGCCGTGCAGTGCCTGACCCAGAAGCCGGCGATCTGTTGCCGGCTGAGGGGCGGGAAGTTCCGGATAACGCTTGGTGGCGCCGTCGCCTGTTGGATGACGACGTGACGCTCAAGCCAACCAAACCCGCCAAGGCTGTCGCCGCGGCGACTCAAGAGGGGCCGAAGTAATGGCTATCGGATTCAGCAACATCCCCGCGGATATCCGCGTTCCGCTGTTCTATGCGGAAATGGACAACTCCACAGCAAACACTGCCGCCTCGGCCATGCGCCGCTTGATCGTCGCCCAGGTGAACGACAACGCCCCCAGCGAAGGTGCCGGCAAGCTGGTGCTGGTGCCCAGCGTGGCATTGGCGAAAAGCATCGGCGGCCAAGGGTCGATGCTCGCCGCGATGTACGACACCTGGCGCAAGGCAGATCCCATTGGCGAGATCTGGTGTTTGCCGCTGCTGAGCACTGAGGGGGTCAAGGCAGCGGCCAAGGTCACTCTGTCCGGCACTGCCACCGAGGCCGGTCTGTTGAGCCTGTATGTAGGCGGTGTTCGTGTTCAGTCCACCGTCACAGCGGCAGCAACTGCCGCGGTGGCTGCCTCGGCACTCGCGGTAAAAATCAACGCAGCCGCCGATCTACCAGTGACTGCCAGCGCTGCTGGCGGCGTTGTGACGCTCACTTGTAAATGGTCGGGTGAGAGCGGCAACGACATCAGCATCGTCCTGAACCGCCTGGGCAAGACCAATGGCGAATTTACCCCGGCGGGGTTGACCGTTGAGCTGACCCAGATGCTGGGTGGCGCGGGCGTTCCGGATCAGGTAGACGCCATTGCCGCGTTGGGTGATGAGCCCTTCGAATTTATCTGCGTGCCTTGGTCCGATACCACCACGCTGAATCAGTGGCAGGCGGTCATGGATGACAACGTGGGGCGCTGGAGCTGGGCCAAGCAGTTGTTCGGTCATGTGTACAGCGCGAAGCGGGGCACCGTCGGTACCCTGGTGGCCGCCGGTCAGGCGCGCAACGATCAGCACATCACCATCCAGGCCCTGGAAAACGGTGTGCCGCAGCCGGTGTGGGTCCAGGCCGCGGCCCTGGCGGCACGGACGTCAGTCTTCATTTCCGCCGATGCCAGCCGCCCCACGCAAAGCGGGTCGCTGCCGGGTTTGGATCCGGCCCCGGCCAGTGAGCGTTTCACCCTCACTGAGCGTCAGTCGCTGCTGAGCTACGGGATCGCTACGGCGTACTACGAGGGGGGCTATGTCCGCATTCAGCGCTCGATCACCACCTACCAGAAGAACGCCTACGGCCAGGCGGATAACTCCTACCTGGACAGCGAAACCATGCACCAGTCGGCGTTCATCATCCGCCGGATGCAAAGCGTGATCACCAGTAAGTATGGGCGCCACAAGCTGGCGAACGACAGTACCCGGTTTGGCGCCGGCCAGCCGATTGTCACGCCGAGCACTATTCGCGGTGAGCTGATTGCCCAGTACGCCAAGCTGGAGCTGGAAGGGCACGTGGAAAACGCCGAGCTCTTTGCCGAGCACCTGGTGGTTGAGCGTGATTCGCGTGACCCAAGCCGGGTAAACGTCCTGTTCCCGCCGGACTACATCAACGGCCTGCGCATCTTCGCGTTGCTCAATCAGTTCCGCCTGCAGTACGACGCGGCGGCATAACGCAGCCATTGCACCTACAGCCCGCCATGAGCGGGCTTTTTCATTCGGGAGAAGACCATGGGTCAATTAGTGGCGGGTACCGCCTACGTCAAAGTCGACGGTGCGCAGCTCACCATCACTGGCGGGGCAGAGGCTCCGTTGATGACGGTGAAGCGAGAGACGGTCGCGACGGGGTTCTACAAGGAAGAAGACCTGCCGCCGTATCTGAAGATGACGGCCATCCTGTCCCCGGATCTGGACTTCAAGAAGATCGTCAACGGGCGTGACATGACGGTCACCTGCGAGTTTAAGAACGGCAAGGTGTTCGTGCTGGCAGGGGCCTATCTGGTCGGGGAGCCCTCTTACAAGGGCGATGACGGTACCGCCGAATTTGAATTCAACGGCATCAAGGGGACCTGGCAATGAGTCAACCAATCAAGCTGCAGGCGCCGATTGAGGCGCACGGTGAAACGCTGGCCGAGCTGACCCTGCGCCGCCCGACGGTGCAGGAGGTGCGGGCCATCAAGGCGCTGCCCTACAAGATCGACAAAAGCGAAGAGGTCGGCCTCGACATGGATATCGCCGCCAAATACATCGCGGTGTGCGCAGGTATTCCACCTTCGTCGGTCAACCAGTTGGATCTGGTTGATCTGAACGCTTTGAGCTGGGCGGTGGCCAGTTTTTTCATGACTGCGGCGTCCACGCCATCGACGACCTGATCGCGCTGGCCTACGACCTGGCCTGGTTCTGGAAGATCGACCCCGAACAGATGATGGCCAGGCCCCTGGATCTCATTCTTGAATCGCTGAGCCACGCCCAGCGGATAAACCAAACCCAGCAGGTGCAGTGATGGCGGACAAGTTCCAGCTCAAGGCGTTGATCACGGGCGTTGACAAGCTGTCGCCAACGCTCACCGGGATCCGCAAGAATGTCGCGGGCTTTCGCAAACAGATGGAAAGCTCCGGCCTGGGCAAGATTGACTTTCAGGACTTGTTGCAGGGTGGCGCTTTCGCTGCCCCTTTTATCGCAGGCGCCAGGGCTGCGATCAAGCTTGAGTCAGCTATGGCCGACGTCAACAAGGTTGTTGACTTCGATACACCTGAGCAGTTCAAGCAGATGACTAAGGATGTGCTTGACCTGTCTGAACAGTTGCCAATGGCTGCTGATGGTATCGCTGCCATTGTTGCTGCAGGTGGTCAGTCGAAGATCCCGCGTGCGGAACTGATGGCGTTCGCGGCCGATGCCGTGAAGATGGGGATCGCGTTTGATCAAACCGCTGAGCAATCGGGCGAGATGATGGCTAAGTGGCGAGCCGCCTTCAAGATGAACCAGACCGAGGTTGTTGCTCTGGCGGATCAGGTTAACTACCTGGGCAATACTGGTGCCAAGGCAAGTACGGTCGCCAATATTGTTACCTCTGTCGGTGCGTTGGGTGGTGTTGCCGGTTTAGCCGCTGGGCAAGTTGCGGCTATGGCGGCGACGCTCGACAAGGTAGGTGTATCTCAGGACGTTGCTGGTACAGGCTTGCAGAACTTCATGTTGACTTTGACGGCCGGAGCGGCTGCGACAAAGCAACAGCAGCAAGCGTTTAAGGCGTTGCGGCTTGATACCAAGGCACTTGCCAAAGGTATGCAGAAAGATGCACAGGGCACTATCGAAGACGTTCTGGACCGCATTGCCAAGGTCGATCCTTCAAAGCAGGCGGGCCTACTTACTCAACTGTTCGGTAAAGAGTCGATTCGGCCGATCTCTCAGTTGCTCACCAGTCTCGACATTCTCAAGGTCAACTTTGCTGCCGTCGGGGATTCGAAGATCTATGCGAAATCGATGGAGCAGGAGTTCAAGACAAGGGCGGCGACTACTGAAAACGCGCTCATTCAGTTGCAGAACCGCGCTACCCGGTTGGGTATTGAGATCGGTGGCGCGTTGGTGCCGCCGCTCAACGATACTTTGAAAGTGATAGGCCCGCTGATTTCCCAGGTGTCCGCCCTGGCGGCGGAACATCCCGAGGTGATCAAGGGCGTTCTCGGGGCGGGTATTGCCTTTGGTGTCCTTCGCTTGGCGGTGTTGGCCAGTACGGTCGCTATGAAGGTCTTTGGTGCCGTTACGTCCATGTCTCCCGTGGGACTGATCGTGAGGGGGATTGCGTTGGCAGCGGGGTTGTTGATCGCCAATTGGTCCACCGTCGGGCCGTATTTCCAGGCGCTGTGGGAAAAGATCAAAGGCCCGGCCATGGTGTTGTGGGGCTGGTTTAAACAAGCCTTCGCCTTCACTCCGCTTGGCTTGGTGATCGAAAACTGGGGGCCGCTGACCGAGTTCTTCAAGGCCATCTGGGGTGTGTTGGTTGCGATCTCGGGCCCGGCCTGGGATCTCATAAAGCACATGTTCGACTGGTCCCCGTTGGGGATCATCATCAAGAACTGGGAGCCGATCACCGCTTGGTTCAAGGGGTTGTGGGAAAAAATCAAACCCATCATTGAGCCGATCCTGAACTTCATGGGCGCCGGGGAGGGTGGCGACGGAATCATCAAGACCGCGACCGATAAGGCCAACGCCTTCGCTGAGGAACAGCGCAAGCGCAATGCCGGGGAGGGCGGCGGTACCGGTGACTTCCTACGCTCGGACGCTGCGAAGGTCATGCAAGAGCGGCAATCGTTCTTGAACAAGACCCAGGGCGGGGCCAGTGCCGGCGATCTGTTGCGGGCGCCGGGCCAGGTTCCGCCGCCGGGTAGCCTGCTGCAGCAGACTGCCGCAGCCAACGCCCAAAGCCTGAAGGGCCAGATCGATATCAACCTCAACGGCGCGCCGCCCGGATCCACTGTCGAAGAGTCGAAGAGCAACCAGCGCGGCCTGAACATCAAGCCGAACGTTGGGCGGCGTACTGTCGGCGCAGAGAGGTAGCAGAATGGAAAGGACATGGCGCGACGAACTGCTGCCGGCGTCATTCAGGGGCATCAGCTTTCTGGTTGACCGGGCCGCGGTGCCGGTGGGCATGAAAGGCCAGCTGCATGAATTCCCCCAGCGGGATGATCCGTACTTTGAGCAGTTGGGCCGGCAGTCGCAGGTTCACGCCCTGACGGTGTGGATCATCGGTGACGACTGTTTCGAGCGGCGTGACAAGTTTCTTGAGGCAGTCCAGACCCGGGGCGCTGGCGAGCTGGTGCACCCCTGGCTCGGGCGAATGCAGGTCAAGGCCGGCGAATGTGAGATGAACCACAGCCGGCGCGAGGGCGGCCTGGTCGCCTTCGACGTGGTGTTTTATCCGGATAAGCCGCTGCAATTCCCGGTGGCCCGGGTCAACACCCAGCAGCAGGTGGTCAAGTCGTCGGAAGGTCTGCTGGATTCCGCGCTGGCCCGGTACAAAGCGGCGATGGCGAAGGTTGACCAGGCCCGCCTGGGCATCATCGGTTTGCGCAATAGCTTGTCGAGCGTCTACAGCGTGATTCAGCAGCAGTTCGCGCCGCTGGTGGGTCTGTTCACGAACCTCAGTGGCTTTGTGCAGTCGCTGATCAACTCGCCCGGTGCGCTGGGGGCGCTGTTCTCCAGCTACTTCAGCGACTTCACCGGCCTGGACTTCTCAAGCCCTGGATCCAGTTATCGCGGTTCCATTGCTTCCGCGACGCAGCACAGCGAGGCGGTGACGGGTATCAACACGGTGAGCCAGGCCGCAGGGGCTGACACGAACGCTGCCGCACAGGCTACGGCTGACCTGGTGCAGGATGCGCTGCTGGTACAGGTGGCGCTGATCGTCAGCGAGATGCCGGTGGCGAGTCAGCCGGTATCGAACGACTCGACCCCATCGGTTGATCAGCAGGCTGTGCAGCCGGTTGAACGGCCTGAGGTGCCCGTGGCGGATGATGTCATTGAGCTGCGGGACAGCCTGAGCGAGGCGATCTATGAGGCCTCGCTCAAGGCGGACCCGCAGCACTATCAGGCCCTGACCAACCTTCGCCAGACGTTGGTGAAGCACCTGACAGCCGTAGCCCAGTCTGGCGTGCGGCTGGTGGAGATCACCCCCGCCGAAGCGCTGCCGGCCCTGGTGCTGGCTTATCGGCGCTTCGGCGACGCCACGCGGGCGGGGGAGGTGGTGCAGCGCAACCGCATTCAACACCCCGGCTTTGTACCGCCGGTCCCGCTCAAGATCGCTCGGGAGTAACCCATGCTCGATACACAGAACGTCGTCAGCCTCACGGTTGACGGTGTGGATTACAGCGGCTGGAAATCAGTGGAAATCTCGGCAGGACTGGAGCGCCAGGCCCGGGACTTCAACCTGGGCATTACCTGGAAGTGGGGCGATCAGAAGATCGAGGTGCCTATCAAACAGGGCGCAAAGTGTCAGGTTCGTATCGGTGATGACCTGGTGCTGACTGGCTGGGTGTTTGGCACTCCGATCAGCTATGACGACAAGCAGATCACTCGGTCGGTCACCGGGCGGTCGCTGCCGGCGGATCTGGTGGACTGCGCCGCGGTGAACAAGCCGGGGCAGTGGAATAGCCAGGGCGTGCTGTCGATCGTCAAGGCGCTGGCCGCGCCCTACAAGATCGCCGTGCGCAGCGAGATCCCCGAAAGCTCGAAGCTGTCCGACCACACCATCGAGCCCGGCGAGTCGGCGTTTGAGTCCATTGACCGGCTGTTGACGCTGTTCCGTGTGTTCTCCACCGATGACGCCCGCGGTATGGCGGTGCTCGCGAAACCGGGCAGCGAGGGGCGGGCCTTCGATGCCCTGGCCGTGGGGCGGAACATCAAAGCCGGCGATGCTCCGCTCGACTTCTCTGGGGTGTATTCGGAGTACCAGGTGCTGGGACAAAAGACCGGTACCGATGAAGAGTTCGGCGAAGCAGCGGCGGAAGTGTCGGCCAAGGTTACGGACGAACGAACGACCCGACGGCGCGTCAAGATCATTCAGGAGTCGGGGCAGGTCACCCAGGAGCTGGCCCAGGCCCGGGCCAACTGGGAGCGCAGCACGCGGATGGGCAAAGCGCTTTCCGCAACCTACACGGTGCAGGGCTGGCGGCAATCGAACGGCCAGCTGTGGAAGCACAACATGATCGTGCGTGTTGTGGATCCGATCATTGGCTTCGACCGCGACATGCTGATCGCCGAGATCACCTACAGCCTGAGTGACCAGGGCATGACCACGAAAATGCTGGTTGGCCCGCCGGATGGTTTCGAGCCCGAGCCGGACGACTCCCACAAGAACCGCAAGCTGAAGAAGGGCGGCAAGGGCGACAACTTCGAATACCTGATTCCTGCTGACTATGAGCCTAAAAAATGAGCCTGATGAAGATGCTTGCCCGCGGCACGGTGGTACTGGCCGACGCGGCGAAGAAGCTGCAAACCCTGCAGGTGCGGCTGACGGCTGGAGAAGTGAAGGACAAGGTTGAACACTTCGAACCCTATGGCCTCACCAGCCACCCGCTGGCGGGCGCTGAGGTCTTGACGGCGTTCTTCGGTGGGGATCGGTCCCATGGGGTGGTACTGGTGGCTTCAGATCGCCGGTACCGCGTGCAGGAGTTGAAGCCCGGTGAGGTCGCTATTTACAGCGACGAAGGCGACAAGGTGCACCTCAAGCGCGGACGGGTGATCGAGGTGGTCACCGAGACGCTGAACATCACCGCCAGTAGCGCCGTGAACATCGATACGCCGCTGCTCACCCAGACAGGGAAGATCGTTTCACAGGGTGACCAGATTGCCGGCGGGGTCAGCCAGATCAATCACGTTCACGGCGGCGTCATGGCGGGCCCAGGCCAGACCACCGCGCCTGTTCCAGGGGGCTGACGATGATCATATCGGGAACCCTTGAAACCTCGCTAGTTCGGGCGGTGGTGATCAGCCTGTTTACCTGGCGCCGCGCCGCGACCGATGACCCGATTGACGATGAAGAGCGCTTCGGCTGGTGGGGCGATAGCTTCCCGGCGGTGGTCGATGACCGGATCGGCTCCCGCCTCTGGTTGTTGCGTCGGGTAAAGCTCACCCGAGAAACCCAGCTCGATGCCGAGTTCTATGCCCGGGAGGCCCTGCAATGGCTGCTCGACGACGGCGAGGTAATTCGCATCGAGATCCGCAGCGAGCGGGCCACGGACAGCCGCCTGAACCTCGGTGTAATCCTGACCGTCTCCACGGGCGAACGCCTGGAGATCCACCCCACAGAGCTATGGCAGGTGATTTATGCCGTTTGAAACCCCCACGCTTCCCGTGCTGGTCAATCGCACGCAAAGCGACCTGGCCGGCGATGCGTTGCGCCGCTCCGATGCTCAAGTGCTGGCACGAACGCTGAGCGGTGCTGCCTTCGGGCTTTATGGTTACCTGGGTTGGATCGCCGAGCAGATCCTGCCGGACACGGCTGAAGTCGAAACATTGGAGCGGATTGCCTCCCTTCGCCTTAATCAGCCCCGGAAGGCTGCGCAGCCGACCCAAGGTACGGCCAGCTTTACCGCAGCTGCCGGCGCGGTGCTGGACGCTGACACCGTATTGCAGGCCAGTGATGGCCGGGCCTACCGCGTCACTGCAGGAGTAACCACGGTTGCCGGTACCAACACCGCGACGCTTGAAGCGGTGGACGCTGGAGCGCTGGGCAACGCGGACGCCGGCCTGGTGCTAAACCTCGTTCAGCCAGTCCAGGGGATAGCTGACTCGTTTGTCGTCCTAGCCCCCGGCCTGCTGGGTGGTGTGGCCCAGGAAAGCGTGGAGTCATTGCGGGCCCGCGTCATTCAGTCCTATCGCGTGATACCTCATGGCGGTTCGGCGGATGACTATGAAACCTGGGCGTTGGAATGCCCAGGCATTACCCGGGCTTGGACCCGACGGCTGTACCTGGGGCCGGGCACCGTGGCGGTGTTCGTAATGCGCGACGACGATACCGATCCGGTGCCAACAGCTGAACAATTGGCCGAGGTGAAGCAGTACATCGAACCCCGGCGCCCGGTAACGGCTGAGGTGTATGTCCTGGCCCCCACGCGCAAATCGGTGGTGTACAGCATCCGGCTGAACCCGGATACCTCTGCTGTTCGGGCGGCCGTCGAGGCGCAGTTGCGTGACCTGCATGCGCGGGAGGCGGCGCTGGGTGAGCCCCTTTTGCTGACTCATATCGCCGAGGCCGTTAGTGGATCCGCTGGTGAATGGGACCACCAACTGGTGGCGCCGGTTACTGATGTAGCGGCGGCACCTAACGAGCTGCTGACGTATGGGGGCTGCCTATGGCTGGCTTGAGAACGGCGCAGCAGTACCGCGCCCAGTTGAGAGCGTTGCTCCCCGCGGGCCCGGCCTGGGAGCCTGAGCGCGTCCCTGAGTTGGCATTAGTGCTGACCGGCTTGGCGCAGGAACTGGCGCGCATCGAAGCCCGGGCCTTCGCCTTGCTGAATGAGATGGATGCCGGTGGCGTGAATGAGCTGGTGCCGGACTGGGAGCGCGTCATGGGGCTGCCAGATCCTTGCATTGGGCTTGAACCGGTATTTGAGGACCGCCGTCTGGCGGTGCGTCAACGGCTGACGGCTGTCGGCGGGCAATCCTGTGGCTACTTCATCGAGATCGCGGTGCGCCTCGGCTACCCCGTGGCCACCATCACGGAACGCCGGGCGCCGCGGTTTGGCCGCTCCCGATTTGGCGCAGCCCACTTCGGTACCTGGTCCGCGCAGTTTATGTGGACGCTCAACACGGGCCCGCGCCGCCGCCTGGGTCGGCGCTTCGGTGCCAGCTACTGGGGCGAACGGTTCGGGGTCAACCCGAGCGGCGCCTTGGAGTGCGTCATTCGTCGCAGCGCCCCGGCGCATGCACTGGAAACAATCAATTATGGGGTGGGTGTGTAGATGGACTATCCGAAAAGCGTACCTAACGTTGGCCTGGTCAATGGCAAGTTTGTTGACGAGAACACTACCACCGGGCAAGTCGGCTCTCTGATTCCGGCGGCTTGGGGGAATGCGGTTACTTCTGAAATCCTTAATGTTCTAAGTGCAGCCTCAATAGAGCCCGATGAACAAAGCACTGATCAGTTATCTGTAGCGATTACTAAAATTATTGCTGGGAGCGGTGTTACAAAAGAAGACCTCAATAAAAAAGCAGACAAGGCAACTACACTCGGCGGCTACGGTATTACGGATGGTGCTAGTAGGACTTATGTAGATGACCTTGCGCGCCAGTTATTGCCCAAGGCGGGCGGTGTGGTTTCAGGCCCTATATATCTTAATAATGGGACCAATGACTCCCCTGAGTTTGCCATGAAAACGCCAGAGGTTGAAGTTTTTATGGATGTTGCAAACAGGTGGTTCAGGGTGTTTGCAAATTATAATGGTGTTACGACTTTTCCTATGGTTGTTAATGTCCCAGAAAAGGTTGTTTATTTTTTCGATAATGCCGCATGGCACTCCGGGAATTTTAACCCTGCGACCAAGGCAGATGCCGCTCTGGTTAACCAAGCCACGGAGAATAGTCGGGGAACCGCAAAGGTTGCTTCACAAGGTGCGGTAAATTCTGGTGTTGACGGTGAGTCGTTTGTTACTCCAAAAACGCTTGCGGGGGGCTTTAGAATTCTGCTCGCCAATAATGGATATATAGTTTTCCCATGGTGGCTTGGAGGTTTTGTTGTTCAGTGGGCGTCGGGTGTGAATGCGGCAGTGAGCGGCGGCGGATTAACTTCACAAGATGTACAGTTTCCTATTCCATTTCCCAATGCTGTTTTGGGTGGGCTCGTTACTAGCAAGTACATATCTGGGGTGACGACTGTCTCTTATGAATCGGCATCAGGGCTTAATAATTCAAAAGTTGGTGTGACGGTGGCAAATCCTGTTTCAAGTGGTTCCGGTGTCAGTCAACCACGTGTGTACTTTTTTGGTTATTGATTGTTGATGGGGGAATTATGGCAGATAAATATTTTGCAACTCTTGACGCGCAAGGGAATCTGGACCTTTGTTTGATTGAGGGTGTTCACAAAATTCCGGACGGCGCGGTGCCGGTTGATCATAAAACTTGGTTCAACCTTACCCAAGAGCGATCCAGTCTCTGGACGTGGGATGGCAATACATTCGTTAAAAGTCCAGCACCCGTAGCTGTCCCTGATCCTGAATTAGTAGCTGCCGCCGAGCGCCAATGGAGAAGCTCCGAGCTGTACGCGACGGATGGAGTAGTGGCGCGCCATCGCGATCAAGTCGAGGCCGGAGCTACAACGGCGCTACTAGGGGATCAGTACAAGGAGTTGCAAGCGTATCGGCAAGCGCTTCGAGACTGGCCCCAGTCTGCAGATTTCCCTGACGTACAGCGCCGCCCTTCCGCGCCGCCTTGGATCGCTGAGCAGACCCAATAAACGCCCCGCACTGACGGGGCGTTTTCATTTCTAATCTTGAGGATTTTCTATGCCTATTACAGAACAGCAATTGCTGCAGATCCTTCCCAACGCCCGCCGCCAAGCGGGCGTTTTTGTTCCGGCTCTCAACGCGGCCATGAGCAAGTACGGGATCATCACTCGGCTGCGAATCGCGGCGTTCATCGCGCAGATCGGCCACGAATCCGGGCAACTGCAGTATGTACGCGAGTTGGGTAGCGACCAGTACCTGAGCAAGTACGACACCGGCCCACTGGCTAAGCGCTTGGGCAACACTCCAGAAGCCGATGGCGACGGCCAGAAGTACCGGGGCCGGGGGCTGATTCAGGTCACGGGCCGGGCGAACTATGAAGCCTGTAGCGAAGCACTGTTCAGCGATGCTCGACTGCTCAACACCCCGGAGCTGCTGGAAACCCCGGTCTATGCCGCGCTGTCGGCGGGTTGGTTCTGGCAGCGAGCGGCCCTGAACAGCCTTGCTGATAAGGGCGACTTTCTCACGATCACCAAGCGTATCAACGGCGGGACCAACGGCCTGGCGGATCGCGAGGCGCTGTATCAGAGTGCATTGAAGGTGCTGCCTTGAAGGCCCCGGGCTGGCTGTTGCCGGTCCTGGCCCTGGTGCTGGGGTTCGCCCTGGGCGGTTGGTTGGCCTGGACTTGGCAGGCCAACGCCTACGGCAAGGATCTCGCTTCTCAGGCCGAGGCGTACAGCACTGATCGCGAGCAGGCCGCCACTGCGGTGATCAACTGGCAGGAAACCCAGCAGGACGCCCGCAGGGCGCTTGAGGATCGCCTGCAGTTGAACGACCAAACCCATTACAAGGAGCTGCGTGATGCTCAAACGAACCAAGCTCGCTTGCGTGATCGGCTTGCTACTGCTGATTTGCGGCTGTCAGTCCTACTCAACACCGCCGCCCAGGGTGGTGGCGGTGGGTTGCCAACCACCCCCGGCGCCTGCGACCTGGTTCATGGAGGAACGCGAGCCGAACTTGACCCAGCGGTTGCTCAACGAATTGTCGCCATCGCCGGAGATGGTGATCAAGGATTGATCGCCCTGGCGGCCTGCCAGAGCTACATCAAAGAATTCGTTTCAACGAAGTGAAAAGGAGCGACCGGGTCAGATGCGTCAACATCTAACCCGGCCGCTGTCCCCGCAGAACGTCCCTGCGAGTCCAGCCAAGGCTCCTGCTCTGTGCACAAAGCGCGGCGAGCCTAGCACCTGTTTCTCTCTACAGCAAAGGTCTTGCTTTTAATGTCTACCCCTATCATCCCCTGGATGGGCGGCAAACGCCGTCTGGCCGACCGGCTTATTCCTCTCTTTCCACCCCATGAGTGTTACGTTGAAGTCTTCGCTGGCGGTGCCGCGTTGTACTTCCTGCGACCCCAGCCCGCGCCAGTTGAAGTCCTTAATGACATCAATGGCGACCTGGTAACGCTGTACCGCGTCGTGCAGAACCACCTTGAGGAATTTGTGCGCCAGTTCAAGTGGGCGCTCAGTTCTCGGCAGGTTTTCGAGTGGCAAAAGATGACCCGCCCGGAAACCCTCACCGACATTCAGCGTGCCGCCCGATTTTTCTACCTGCAGCATCACGCTTTCGCAGGAAAGGTCACTGGGCAAACATTCGGTACCGCGACCACTGGCTCCGCCATCAATCTATTGCGGATCGAGGAGAACCTATCCGCTGCCTGGCAGCGCCTGTCTGGCACCTATGTTGAAAACCTTGCGTGGCTTGAATGTGCAGAACGCTACGACCGTGCTCATACCTTCCACTACATGGATCCGCCTTACTGGCAGACCGCCGGCTATGGAGTTGAGTTTCCTTTTGAAAACTATGAGCGGATGGCCGAATTTATGCGGCGCTGCAAGGGCAGGGTAATGGTTAGCATCAACGATCACCCCGACATCCGGCGCGTGTTCGAAGGCTTTCATTTTGAGACTTTGGATATCCGATACACCACCACGAATCAGCGCCAGGGGAAGGCCGAAGTGAGCGGAGAGTTGGTGATTATGAACTGGGTGCCGGCGGTTCTGGGAGGGTTATTCTAATGCTGCTTCCGGGGGGATCTGATCAGCTTGCTATACGCTTTCAACAGAGCGTTACTGTGGCTACGAAAACATAGTGAGGACGCGATGGAAACCGCCGAAATGTACCTGCAGACAATCCCCGCCAACATTCTTGCCGCAGTAGTGCGTGGGGATGTTGACCTAAACGAACTGGCTCGACATGAGCTTACCTCGCGGGGGTTGAACCCGGAGGGGGAATGGGTGGGGTTCAAAGAGGCTCAACGACTTCAACAACTCTGAAATTAAAGCCCCGACTATGTCGGGGCTTTTTTCATAGTTGCGGCTCAGGGGCTGGTCACCGATGTCATTGGGGCCCCTTAGCTTAGGTGCATCCGCAGCCTGGTTTGCAGTTGTCGAACTGGTTATTGGCTGGGGAGGTGAAGTCATGGGGCAATAAAGGGGCAAGCTTTAGCCGGTCCAGTGAGCGGAACGAACGATTTGAAACAGCTTTATACCTCGAAGCGATCTTCTAAATTATACCAGCCTCTTTTTGTAATTTTCTAATATAGGCATTTAAGGATTTGCTAAAAAGAGGGAGGGTGTCGTTTATAAAGTTCCAGTTAAAACTCAATAAGGCGCTACTCCAGCCTGCTCTATAAATAAGCCCGTCTTCATCGGGTTTTTTATTTCCATGTGTCATGTTAAAGCTGCTTTGGTCAAAGTGAGCGCCATGACTATCGCGGTATGCTTTGGCATCCTCTATGAACTCATTAAATTTTATCTTAATTTCGTCAGAAAATGCCTCTAGAAGTATATCGTCGACAATAGGACCCCAAAATTTTTTTGTGTTCGAGGCAATAATTTCTTCTTTTCCATATCCGCTGTTAAAAATGGTGCAAAATTTAATAATTATTTCTTCGGTTATTAATTCTTCAAAGAGCTGGATGTCATGAATGTCTGGAAATAAAGAACCATGTTCTTTTTCAAAAATATTTAATGCGTCGTGATCAAGTCGCAGGCCAGTGTTTAATCTGCGGCGCTCCTTGTCGTATAGTTCGGTAATATGCAGCGGCCTACCAGTTTTGCAGAAGCGATCAACTCGTTGTCGAAGTGCAAGAAGATCAATTGTTCTATTAATTGCTATCTGCCATAAATATAACCTGCCAAGGGTTTCTTTCATTTTTTGTATCACCTTTATAAGAGCGCCCTGGTTTGCAGTTGTCGAACTGGTTGCTGCCTGCGGTGGAGGCCAGCAAGCGAACCATAACCGCCATTCGTTTGGGATAGCTAAGCTGCTGACTCTAAAAATCTGACCGAATGTCTGTCGCGTCTAGAGAATCATGATCCTGGAAAGTATCTGCTGCAGGGTTATCCTCATGATCGTGCCAGTCGCCCGTGTCAACTATCAACGAATCTTCGACGAACTCCAGCGCCTCAGGATCTGGATTTGCCGCTTCACAGGTCAATTCGCAGGTGTATTCGAAGGATTCATCCAGTTCGGCTCCATCGCCTCTTCTGAAATCAGAGTTGGATCCCCACTGCAATGTCACGCCCAGGCTACCGCTTACTTTGATATGCACGGTCTCCGAGGTGATACAGGTAACCTCGTGCGAATCCACATAGATTTGCTCGAGAGAATAGTGCGTGGCTAGCTCGTCAACACCGTCCAAACTTTCCCCGACAATCTGCTGAACCGTTGCATCAGTGATCGCACTTGATAAGCGATCTCCGACGGCGGCTCTGCATTCCTGAATGCAGGCCATCAGAACGGCCACGGCTTCGATTGTTTCCTGTGCGAGGTGCTCGATGTCGTCGTCTTCCAACTGGAAAACTTCCGGTGTGATGTGGACGTACCCGTTCAAACGGGTTACGGCATCTCGAAGCTCATTGAACTCTTGAGCGAAGTCCAACCGGAGTTTTGTCCGCACGTAGTGATTGGAAAGTCCTCCCTGCGTTGCATACACACACCGCTCGACTCGCGTTACCTGCGGGACAACACCTTCTGCCTTCTGCTGCCACCATATGCACTTTTTCACCTCGGCATCTGGAGCAAGGCGCTTCAGAGTGTGGCCCACCAGCTCGCGCATAGCGAAGGCGAAGTTATGAAAGCGCAGCCTGTTCCTGCGGTCTTCGAGGTTCAATATCGCAGCTTCGTACAGCTCACGCTCGAACTGAGCATCACCGATTAGCTGCAAAATCCTCTCGTCCATATTCTTCTCCATGTTGGCGATCATTCAGGATCATCTCTCAGAGCGGGGATAGAAGTCACCTGAAAGCAAAGTAGAAGGATGTTGACGCTTCATGCGGGTCACCCCGGTGGGCACCAGCGGCAGCCTTGGGTCGTTAACAGTCTCGCGTTTAGATACAGTAGAAATGGGGCGATTCCCTATCCTCTCTGGAGTTTCTTTGATTGGACAGACTCTAATCGGAATGGCGGTCTTTGCTGTTTTCTTGCTTGATTTTTGCTACAGCAATGATTGGTTTGCTGATAAGTATATGAAATATAGGAATTATTATTTTTAATGCGCCCGATCCATCATCGGATCGACTGAGTTGGTGAGGGGGCGAAGGGGTAGAGCTAGAGGCTTATCGAGCGGCGGCTGTCGTTGTGTTCTGAGCCTCTTAGGGGCGCAAATCAGTTCCGCAATCAAAATCAGGACCCGCGTAGGCCGTGGGTTGCAGCCTTTCTAGGCAATGGTACTTGCGGAACGGATATGTCACTAACTGACTGAAAATCATGAAGTTTTACCTGGATTGCAAATCCGCCTACGCCGGTTCGATTCCGACCTCGGCCTCCACCCTTGAAAACCCCGTAGATTAACGTCTACGGGGTTTTTTACTGCCTGTATGAAAGTGCTGGCGTACCAAAACTTTCCTATTTCGTCGGGTTTGCGATGGCGCCAACTCGAACGTAAATCTTCTTTGTGGTCTCCTGTTTTGAGTGTCCGAGAAGCCGGCTCGCGTCGTCCAGGTCGAGAATTTCAGATGCCGCCTTCGGTCGGATATCACGGAACTGAAACCCTGCGATTTTCTTAGCCAGGCCCTGGTCGCCTTGTTCGATAGCCTCAGCCACGGCTTTTGACCTGGGCGTCGTCCCATCTCTGGCATAGCATGCGCTCGGAGACCTTCTTCCCCGACTTGCTCACGATCAAATAGCCAGAGTTTATTTTTTTCGGTCTGGCAATAATTCTCTCGATGAGCAGGCCCAAGCTATTTTTCTGGCCATCGACCTCCATGAGGATTCGGATCTTCTTGGAAGTCTTGCCTTGGCCAACGCGCAGATACACTCCCTCCACATCATCGACACGCATTAGTCGGACATCGGCTGGGCGCTGGCCGGTCAGGTAGGCCAGATCCATTGCCTCCTGCAGTTCAATTTCGCCTTTCTGGTAGACCGCCTTCCATACCGCGTCGTTTGCGTAATAGTCGCGCGGCGTTTCCTTGTTCTTACGAACGCCCTGGCAGGGGGTCTCTCTGTTGGTCAAACCCCATTCGCGCGCAATATTGAAGACGTGAGACAGTAAGGCGATTTCTCTGTTGGCTCTGGTTTTCGCGGATCGCTTATCGCGATAGGCAGCAATCATCGATGGCGTAATCGCATCCACCGGTATCTCGTCAAAAACTGGCCTTAGCTGCCTCAATTCGGCCTTGTTGTCCTTCTGAGTGCGCTCCGACTTTTTCGGGATGATGTCGCGCATGTACCTATGGGTCTTCCTTGGGCGCATTTCATCTCACTCGCGACAAATCAAAGTTCCAGGTGGGGACTTCAGCGGGCGGGTTGCTTTGCCCGCCATCGCCGGCAGGCTTTCCGATTGTTGAGTGGGGTGTTTAGAGTTGTTGCAGGATTCGCTGGCCGATCCAGCGGACGACGGTGACTGCCTTGCTGTTACCGATCGCCTTGTAGCGTGGGCCGTCTGGGCATTCGCTGGCAGGCTTGCCGCGCCAGGGGATTAGGGTGTAGTCCTCGGGCATGCCTTGGAGGCGTTCGCACTCGCGTGGGGTGGAGCGCCGAATACTGGAATTCGCGAGGATATGTGGTGTGCCGCCTGGGTCTGGTGCGTGATCGCCTGCTTGTAGGGTATGAGTATTCGCACCGCCCAGGGCCTGGTATCGGAGAGGGCTCCAGTCATGTCTGTGAACGTCCTGATTCACGTATGCGACACTGTGCTATCTCACTAGGGAATGGAATGTTTACAAATGGTCCAATTGTTAGCGGTGTCCGGAAGCATTCGCGCAGCATCTTCTAACTCTGCACTGCTACGTGCGGCTGAGGTGTTGAGCCCTGAGGGGGTGTCGATCAAGCACTATCTGGCGGTTGGTCAATTGCCGCACTTCGATCCGGACCTGGCTGATGATCCGCCGCAGAGCGTCAGAGAGTTACGGGCTTTGGTGGGTAAGGTAGATGGCATCCTTATTTCGTGCCCTGAGTATGCTCGTGGAATACCTGGTTCTTTCAAGAATGCCTTAGATTGGCTTGTGGCCAGCCATGAATTTCCTGGTAAGCCGGTTGCACTGTTTAACGCTTCACCTCGTGCGAGTCATGCCCAAGCGGCGCTTCGTTTGGTGCTGAACACCATGTCCGCAATAGTTGTCGAGCCTGCGTCGATAACTGTGAATCTGCTCGCAAAGGGAATGAATGAGGCGGACATCGCAGGGAGCCCAGAGATCAGTAAGCAGATCGTCTCGGCATTGGTTGCATTCAAGAGCCACATTGAGGTCATGTAGGAATCGCGAAGGTGAGCGAATGAACAGGCCTGTGCCTCCCCTCTCACTGCTTGAGCTAACCGATTTGTCCGACTTCGGTACCCTACGCATCAATCTGCCGGCAGCTACCAGCGGCTGGCTGCTCAGGGTGACCCGCATCACCTCGAACCAGAACAACAACAAAATTGCCGACATCATGCAGATCGCGGGTTTCACCGAGGTCATCGATGCAAAGCTGCGCTACCCGAACACCGCGCTGCTCTACATCGAGTTCTCGGCCGAGCAGTTCCGTAGCATCCCAGCCGTCACAGTGGAGACCAAGCTGAAGAGGGTTCTTGTGCCGGCCAACTACAACCCTGTGGCTAGGACCTACTCCGGTATCTGGGACGGTAGCTTCAAGTTGGCCTGGACTGACAACCCAACCTGGATGACCTACGACATCACTGTCAGTGACCGCTTCGGTCTAGGCCGCCGCATCAAGCCGTGGATGGTGGACAAGTGGGAGCTCTACCGGATCTCCCAGTATTGCGACCAACTGGTACCGGACGGAATCCGCCTACGCCGGTTCGATTCCGACCTCGGCCTCCACCCTTGA